GTGCTACCTCAACAATGTGCCAGCCATGTGTTACCCAGCAGCAGCTAGGTGGATCGCCAAAGAAATGAAAGCCAGCACTTAGCTTAGAGTTCTCACAAGTGTCGTGATCAGTCCACACGTAGCGTGGATCTTGCTTCTTCATGAGTTCAAGATTATCTGCAGAATACTCAACGAACTTTACTGGTCTATAAGTTTTTACCCAGTCATTGTATGCTTCTTGGTATTGCTCTGCAGTAATCTCACTCATATAAATATTGTACACCCTCAAACTTTATCTGTCAAGCTGGAGCAACTGGCCTGTTCAGAAGGGTCATAGAAGCCTCCTGTGGCGATCTGCCAGCCTTTCTTGTATTGCATGGTCTACAACATGCCACTGTATTTAACCAATCAGAAGTCCCACCATTACACTTAGGAATAACGTGATCTATAGTGTTAGCATACCCGTGACAATAGGCACAAATATATCCATCACGCTCCAAGACACCTTTACGAGAATAGTGAATGATGCGTCTCTGATACTTCCACTTTGGGAAAATATACTTAATTAGTTCAATTGAATGTGGGATAGGATACGGCCCAAACCGTCCATCCTCCGATTCTACCTTGATGTACGCAACACCACGGTATAGCATAGTAATAGCTTTTTTAATTGACACAGCACCTAGGATCTCTGATCCACCACCATTATAAACAATTACAGCTGACATCTCATTCCATTATACTCTCTCTTTGTGCCCCTGGTAGGATTTGAACCTACGACACACGGATTAGAAGTCCGATGCTCTGTCCACTGAGCTACAGAGGCATATTAAATTATTCGAGCCTCCTGTCGGATTTGAACCGACGACCCTCGCATTACAAGTGCGATGCTCTGGCCAACTGAGCTAAGGAGGCAATTATTTAATTATGTTTCCCAACCTGCCCTTTTCCAGGTTCTAGCTTTATGACAGTTAGCACAAATGATATCACACTTTTTGATTTCTTCCAAAGCTGCTTTGATGCCCAGCTTAGAACCAATTTCAGTAGGAGAACCACTCTTCTCATATTGGGGCAAATGATCAAACTCTAAAATAAAATGATCGAACTTGCCACCACAATCAACGCATCCAGAATCTGTCTTAATCTTCTGGATTGTTTTTGTAATTTTCCTTCTAGTATCTGCATTATATTGTTTCTTATACTGGTATGATTTTTCAGAAGTATGATAAATAACAGATGCTACAGAATAACCAAGCTCCTGAGCTATTTCTTTATTTTCTTTTCCAGCTTTCTTCAATGCTAGAATTTTATCTTTGTCAACATTTCTTTTTGCCATCATATTCCAATCTACTATGTTGAGCGACCCTGACCAGACTTGAACTGGCGACTTCCTCCGTGACAGGGAGGCACTCTGACCAACTGAGCTACAGGGCCATATTTAGTTATTTAAGCATCGCTCCTAGGAATTGAACCCAGTCCTGCAAGGTTGGAGCTTGCTGTGCTACCGTAACACTTGAGCGATTCGCTGGGATGCCTGGACTCGAACCAGGAACCTTAGAGTTAACAGCTCTCTGCTCTGCCAATTGAGCTACACCCCACCTACATAAATAGCTTACCCTATTTCTAGGATTTCGTCAAGTGTTTCATAACCATCATCTTCAACACCAACTGCAGTCAGAAATAAGATAAAGGTTTCTTGAATGAAATTTTCAATAGCAGGAGTTTGCTCTGTAACAATCTGTTCTGCCACCAAAAATGCCAACGGCAAGCTTAGATCATTATAATCAAAGAAATCCCTTAGTGTTGGTTCATGACGATACCTTACCCATAAATCAGAAAGTATCTCACACTTTGCCTTAAAAGTTGTTTCCATACCTACCCATTTCTAAATAGTCTACTTAGGAATAAATTCCATATGTTGTTATTGAATGAAGGCTTTCTGCTACCAATTGGCACACAGGCTTCACCATTGCTTGACAATAGTTTAGCTAGATCTTCTGCTTTAATATATCCAGATCCATTGATGCCATAGTCGCTACCCCAGGAATTTCTCCAACGATAAACCTCGTATGTTTTATTTCCAATCTTCATTGCTGGATCATAGCCAGTGATTACTAGACAGTGACCACCAACAGCCTTACCAGTAACAACAACCATACCGCTTGGCCTAGTGCTATACATCCCCTTGTGCCAAGGAATACCGATTACCACTGGGCCAGTAGCAATGACAGCTCTACGAACATCATCAATTCCAAAGCACCACCTATAGCTATCGATAAATCCTTCTTGCTGCATGATCTTAGCACCAGCAAGAACAGAAGTGCCCTCATAGTCTTCACCAGGCCACTGGTCGATCTTCTGTGCCCTCTTGTAATACTGAATTGCAAGAGAGTTAGCTGAGTTAACATCTGGCTGTTCTTCTGGAGCATTAGGCTCAGCAAGAAGATTACCCATCCAACCAAAACCAACACAAGCACCTTCAGAGCCTTGATCTAGAACGATACCCTCCTCCCACATAACTCTTTCACTTTTAATTCTTTGACCTTTAAGGTATGAACTAATTCCATATCTTTTTGATCTTTTATCGTGAAATGGTTTCCAGTTTAGGACACGTTCATTATGATTCATCTTTATCTCCAAATAGTATAATCTGTATTGCTGCAGAAAGAAATTGTTCTACATAAATGTCATCTTGTAGTTTTTCTTTTAGATCTTCAAAGTCATCTTCTGGCACTGACATACTAAAAGTATATCAGAAGTCCCAATCGTCATCAGTGGTGCTCTCGTGCTTACCAATGACATATGATGATCCGCTACCGCTGAAGAAGTCGTGATTCTCGTCAGCATTAGGTGACAGTGCTGCCATAATAGCAGGATTAACATTAGTTAGTTCTGCTGGGAACAACGCATCAAAGCCTAGGTTCATTAGTGCTTTATTTGCATTGTAGTGCAAGAACTTCTTTACGTCTTCTGTTAGTCCTACCCCGTCGTACAGGTCAGCAGTATACTTAGCTTCATTTTCAAACAATTCCATTGTAAGATCATAAGCGTATGCCTTGTATCTATCCTTAGCTTCATCGACTAGATTGGCATAACGCTGCTGGAACTTGTAACCAATGTAATAGCCATGCACAGCCTCATCACGGATGATGAGACGAATCATGTCTGCTGTGTTAGTTAACTTAGATCTTGACGATAGATACATTGGCCAGTAGAATCCAGAGTAGAACAAGAAAGACTCTAGCAATACAGATGCAATCTTTCTTTCCATCTCATTCTTGCCATCATATCGCTTTAGGATAATCTCTTCTTTCTTTTTAAGATAAGGATTCTCCATGCTCCAACGGAAGATGTCCTCAATCTCATCTGAAGAACACAGAGTAGAAAAGATATTAGAATATGACTTAGCGTGAACAGACTCCATAAAGGCGATGTTAGTTAGCACCGCTTCTTCATGCTGTGTCTGTGCATCTGGCATTAGCTTGATAGCCCCGACAGTCGCCTGTACGGTGTCTAGCATTGTTAGTCCAGTGAATACACGCTTGGTTAGCTCTTTCTCTTCATCTGTCATGAGTGACCATGCCTGAATGTCATTAGCTACTGGCACTTTTTCTGGCAACCAGAAGTTAGCTGTAAGCCTATTCCAGACCTCCAAATCAATTGGATCTTCGATCTTATTCCAGTTGATTGGTTTGATAAATTTTTCCATTAAATATGCATACCTTCCTTGACTCATAGCATACAACTTACGCAGTTGTCCATCTCAGTGCCCTCAAGGGCTTGCTGACGGATTCTAATATAATAGATTGTTTTGATACCGTTCTTCCATGCATAAATCTGTGCTCTGTTTATGTCACGTGTAGTAGCAGTATCCTTAAAGAATAGTGTTAGAGATAGGCCCTGGTCTACGTGCTGTGTTGCAGCAGCATAGACATCAATGATCTTCTCTGGCCCAATCTCATAAGCATCTGTAAAGTATTCCCTATTCTCGTTAGTTAGATATGGTGCTGGGTAGTAAACACGACCCAGCTTTCCTTCCTTACGAATCTCAACCTGAGAAGCAATAGGGTGAATAGAGCTTGTACTATTATTAATATAACTAATTGATCCAGTAGGTGGAACAGCTTGTAGGTTTTGATTGTACAAACCATACTTCATTACGGACTTCTTTAGCTTTTCCCAATCTGCTGCATTAGGAATATCAATATTAGCATCCTTGAATAGCTTAGCTACCTTCTTGGTTGCTGGCTTCCAGTCACAGCATGTGTACTTCTCAAAGAACTCACCAGATGCATACTTTGAATTCTCAAAGTTATCAAATGGGCTACCAGTTTTCTTAGCCATCTCATTAGAAGCCTTGAGAGCATGGAACAAGATAGTGTAGAAATAAATATTAGTAAAGTCTACAGACTCTTCATCTCCATAATGCATCTTCTCTTTACCAAAGTAACCATGGAGGTTCATCTGACCAAGGCCAATAGCACGTGACTTCTTGTTGCCCTCAGCGATAGACATTACGGACTCAATGTAGCTAAGATCAGCAACAGATGTCAAAGCCTTGATAGCAACTTCAACACTCTTTCCAAAGTCTGGAGACTCCATCATCTTAGCAATATTCAATGAGCCAAGGTTACAACTAATATCTTTACCGATCTCATCATAAGACAAGTCTGCATTATATGTTGTTGGTGTGTTTACCTGAAGAATCTCAGAACAAAGGTTAGACATGTTAATTCTACCCTCTACTGGGTTAGCATTGTTTACAGTGTCTTCATAGACAACGTAAGGATAGCCAGACTCAAACTGAAGCTCAGCAATAGTTTGAAACAGGTCACGAGCGTTAATCTTCTTCTTACTAATGTCAGCATTGTCTACCATCTCCTGATACTTATCTGTAATAGAAATATCAGACATTGGCACTCCGTATACCCTCTCGATGTCATAAGGCGAGAATAGATACATGTCCTCGTTTGCCTTAGCAAGCTCTAGCGTGATGTCTGGAACAACAACACCAAGACTTAGTGTTTTGATGCGAACCTTTTCATCTGCGTTCTCACGCTTAGTGTCAAGGAACTGCAAGATATCTGGGTGGTGTGCATTTAGGTAAACAGCACCAGCACCTTGACGAGCACCAAGCTGGTTAGCGTATGAGAAGCTGTCTTCTAGCAACTTCATTACGGGCAGCACACCAGAGGACTGGTTCTCAATCTTCTTGATTGGTGCACCAGCTTCACGCAGGTTGGTTAGGTTAAGTGCTACACCACCTCCACGTTTTGACAACTGCAGCGAAGAATTGATGCCTCGTGAGATAGACTCCATATTATCTTCGATACGAAGCAGGAAGCATGAAACGAATTCACCCCTCTGCTTCTTGCCAGAATTCAAGAAGGTTGGTGTAGCAGGTTGGAATCGCCCAGTAATAATCTCTTCTACGAGATCCTGAGCAAGCTTCTTATCTCCACGTGCAAGCATGAGTGCGTTCATGCAGACACGGTCTTCAAACCTTTCTAGGTAACGTGTACCGTCAAAGGTTTTCAAAGCATAAGATGTGTAAAACTTATATGCCCCAAGGAACGTTGGAAAGCGGAACTTGTGACCATATGCTTGTTTAAATAAAGACTTAATAAAATCAAAATCGTATTGATCAAGCACAGCCTTGTCATAGTATTCATTCTCAACAAGGTAATCAATCTTTTCTTCCAAGCTGTGGAAGAACACAGTGTTTTGATTAACGTGGTCTAAGAAATAGTATTTAGCTGCCTCTTTATCCTTATCAAATTGAATCTTGCCGTCCTCACTGTAGAGGTTCAACATTGCGTTTAGCTCATGATAGCTATAGTTCGTACTCATAAAGCAGCCTTAACCTTCCTATAATTTTTTCTACATCTTCTGCTGTGCCAAGCAACTCCACCTTGGCAATTAGTGGAACACCAGTCTTTTCACAGATCATCTCTGCTGCCTTACAATAGTGCTCACCAAAATTAGTATTACCAGTTCCAATCACACCACGTAGGTATGCCCTGTTAGATTTAATATTTAAAAACTCTCTAACAGATTTTGGTATGGCATGACCCTCACTGCCCCCACCGTAAGTTGGAACAATTAGAATATACTCCTCTTCAATAAGAAAAGGATTATCCTTATCCCATTTGATGGGCAGCCTATTAGCATTATTATCAAGCTTCTCAACGAATCTTTTTGTGTTTTCAGATACGTTTGAAAAGTAAACAATACTAATAGGTAAAATCAATTGTACTCTCTCTTTATAAAAGCCATGTTACAAGAATGTTAAATCATTCCCATATTATCCAGATATTCTCTAACATCTTCTGGCATAGGTTTATATTGTATCACGTTAGGTGGCAAAGGTTCAAATTCATCCCTCTTTGGCCTATCCCTAAACGTGTGAATCTCAACCTCTTGATTAATGTTACGTGGTGTATGAGAAATAGCACCAAAGACAGCACCGCAAACAGCGTCAGCCAAGTCCTTAGACTTTTTACGAGGGTGGTCAACCCTATTACCCCTGACAATCTTAAGCTCTGTCAATTCTTCAAAAAGCAAATCAATAGCTGGCATAACTAGTCTGTCTTCATAAATAAGCATAGCCATATCTTCATAGTGCTTCTTAGCTACTGATACTGTCTCTGTTTTGATACCCACAGCCTTAAGCTCATTCTGAATATCAAAGGATTGCCAGCGGTCAAAACTAACACGCCCAAGATTGAAGCCTATACGTCTCAGGTTCTGAATCCATTTCTTTACTTCAGAAAGATCGACTGGGCCTTCCACTTTTGGCTCCCACCAAGCTACAGCATCGACCACAACTATTGGTGCTACCTGCTCATAGTCTTTTATTACCTGAATGTTTACCCACTTCTCTACATGTGCAATAGCAACAGCACACTTGTCATGCTGCTGAGCAAGGTCAGCATGAACAAAGTAAGTCTTCTCTGGATCAGGCTCAAACGTTGAATCAAATCGCCTAAACGAATCCAAAGGATTACGTAAAGACATCGCAGACTGCACCTTATCTCTTTGTTTAAAGAAAGCATCAGATGAGAATGTGGGCACACACAAGAAACGCATCATAGCATCGCCCATGTCAGTGTAGAAAGCTAGCTTAAAGTCATCGATCTTGCGAGTAGGATTCACTTCCCACGTTGGTCGTTTAAGTGCAAACACTCCAGGATATTTATATGAAACAATGTTATCTTCGTCCCACGTAATATCTAGGCTGTTTCCCTCTTGATCTTCTGGCAAATCAGGATTCATAACAAACCTGTAAGATCTCTGAATAACCTCTTTATCTAAGATTGCATCTTCATACTTCGTAGAAATAAAGTCACCTGGATAGCGAGGGAAGGACAGTAGTGCCACCTTACCCAAATCAGGGAAACGAGAATCTACAGTTCCACGGAAGGCTTTGTAGATGTTATCAGCAGTCTTACCCTGCTCATTACCAGTTCCAACCTCATTAGCAAAACCAGAGATCTCGTCTAGCACTGCAACTAAAAGGTTTAGACCCTCATGCGACTCACGCTCAGAGTGACCAGAGTAAACAGTAATAGACTTATCAAACTCAATAGAATCCATTTTTGCATAGTACTTACCAGCAAACCATGGGGACTTCTCAATTTTAGTTTTAAAACCTTTGAAGAACACGTTCTTAGCCTGTTGTGCGTTGATAGCAATGTTAATAATATCAATAGCATCTCCAGCTGGCTTACCAAAATACCGTGCTGGATCTTTAAGGCACAATAGCTTATACACAATGTATGCTACAGCAACAGTAGATACAAAGTCTTTACCACTACCCTTGCCGAGCTGGAGGATAACCTCATTCTTAGTATATTTTTTGTAAAACTTTGAACCCTCGTCATTGCCCATCAGCATTTGCAGATCTTCCAATCGATAGATCTGGCTCATTGCTAGAACAATGTCATATTGGATATCAGACAATGGTGGCTGACCAAGGTAGTCCTCGCCCTCTACAAACGTCTTGACATCGACAGGGTTTTCATCAAATGGGTTATCCTGTAATACCTCTAAAAATTCATCAAACATTTTGTACAATCGTTACTGTCTCGTTTAAACCTTTTGATGCTTCTGATAGCTTATGCATAATCTTATCACGAACCTCTGGATGTTCAGCAGCAATGTCTTTAAGAATATTCATAAGAATCTCCTGTCTACGCTCAACCTCCATCATCTCTTCAGCAAGCTCTTTGTTCTCAAGCAAGCCAGCTTTTTGTAGCATCTCAATACGCTTAGATTCAATATCCATAACTAGCTTAATGCCAGCAGTTTTAGCACTAAGATTAGCAGTAGTTGTAGCCTCATCAATAACATCATATGTGTGAGTAATTAGTCTACTGTAATGTTCATCTGCTGCAGCTAGAGCTTCTTTAGCCCTGGCACGAATTGCAGAGTTATCAGAAGCCATAGTCTGCCACTCTTTGATAAGAGTCACAACCCTAGTTCTTGGAATTGCAAGCTCTTTAGAGATCTTGGTTGGATCACTACCCTTAAGATATTCGCCAACTACTCTATTTACTTCATCAAGATGTTGTACTACTTGTTCCTCGCTTGGCACGACGTTTGCCCCTTCTCTTTGGAATTCGCTTAACCCTATCTAGCCTAAATGATCTTAGCACACCAGTACGCATCTTGTGGACTTCAAAGCAATCAATCCACTGAGCACCAGTCTCTTTATTAGTAACTAGGCAATCAAATTTAAATCTTTGCCCCCACTCACCATCAATCTTAATTATGTCTCCCTTTTCAATAATGAAATTACCTACAGTGATTTCAGGGAAACGAAAAAACTTGCTTGGTGGTGGTGGGACAGACTTACGCTTACGCAATGTTACTCCTTAGCGTGTGGTTTAGTTTCATTTAATGAATTACTCGATACTCTATTATACATACTTTCGAAGTGGAAGTCAACAAGGTTGTCAACACCAGTATACGAGAGAGCACTGCTAAGACCAGCTTTAAAGTCTTCTAATACGTTTTTAACTGGTCCAATATATGGGATAGTCGTTGCAATGCCTTCTACGCCCGACACAGAGCCTCTACCCTCTTCCTGAGCCTCTCTGGATGCCATTCCACGGAATACTTTGCGACCGTCCACAATCTCTCCAGGAGACTCATCAGTACCAGCTAGCAATCTTCCAACCATTACTGCTTTAGCACCAGCTGCTAGAGCCTTAGCTGCATCACCAGAGTTACGAATGCCACCATCAGCAATAACAGCTGGATCAAGTTTGTAGTCTATCTTTTCTAGAATAGACATTACGGAAGCTAATGTAGGAACTCCATGGCCACTGACAACCCGTGTAGTACAAGCAGAGCCTCCACCAATACCGACACGGACTGAGTCTACCCCAGCATCACACAGCCTAGCGTATCCATCCCAAGTAGAGACATTGCCAGCCATGATGTGTACCTGCTCACCGAAAACATTTCTCAAATGCTTTACAGCATCAATAGCAATCTGGCTATGACCATTAGCTACATCTACAAGAATTAGTGCTGCTCCAGCATCTACTAAAAGTTGTGCATCAGAAATGAAGCTGCCCCTAGCACCAACAGATCCGCCAAGAACACGGCCAGAAGCTGCTCCAAGCCTTATCTGCTCAACCTGCTTATCAATAGGCATGTAGCGATGGATAATTCCAAGCCCACCAGATCTACGCATAGCAGAAGCCATCTCCCATTCACACACAGTATCCATTGGTGCAGCAATAAGTGGCAAGTCTAGGCCAATAGACTTCTTTGTTCCACGGCCAATAGCTGTTCTTAGGCTTACATCTTTACGACTTGTAATGTCAGAATACTGTGGAACTAGCAAAATATCATCAAATGATAGGTTTTCTTTTTTACTGAACTGCTTCATCTCTCTCCTTTGCAATAAGCAACAACACTAAATATCCAATAAGATCTGAAATAGTATCATCACCTGGATACTCATGTCCTCGCTTTACCCTTGACAACTTGTCATCAATACGAACATAGATTTGCTCTACAGCATCTGCCTTAGAAAAAACCCTTACAGGGTCAATGGCAGAATCGCCATAGGCACGATTCTTGGCAATGAGCATATCCCTAATCTCATTCACCACCCGATCAATTTGATCTTCCGTCTCTTTACTCATCTTCTAGATTTCCTCAATCCAAACTTAGCTAGATAAACATATATTGTTTCTACAGTGACACCGCATTCTCTAGCGATCTCTTCTGGTGTCTTACGGTCAAGATGATATCTCTTCTTGAGCCATGTTTCATTTGTATAAAGTTTAGCAGCCATTGCATCTCCTTGTCAAGTCAGCTTATACCAGTTGTTAATAGCATAATGACCCACGCCTACAGCATCAGCTATATCATTGTCAGTTATAGTTTTACCATAGTTAATATCAATTAGCTTAATTGTTCTTTGTTTCCTGAACTCACGCTCACGATTCTTATACCACGAATCGCTCTTGCCTGGATTCTCTTCTCTAATCTTTATCTTCTCTTCTTTGGTTAGCTTTCCATTACCCAGAAAAGTTTGCCAAGCAATGGGATTAATAGACTTAATTGTTTTAACACCATTAAGAGTTATTCCGCCAAGCATTGCTCCCTGAACCAGTGCTAGGTCAGCTGCTGTCTTAGGACTATTCATAAACACCGTATGCTCAATTACAATAGCATCTAAATCATTATGATGTTCAAAGAATGCTCTGGTCTTTCTAACAGAATCAGCAATCTTTTGGTAAGCATCTACTCCCTTAAAATTGATTTTGCCAACACTGACAAGCTTACCAGAATCGAATATAGCAAACGCAAGACTGTTAGTACTAGCATCAATAGAGCAAAGCTTATTCGGTTTAGGATCAAGTATTTCATTAAGCTTTACCATTAGCAATATCCTTCAGCTCTTTCAAAGCCTTAGCAACATCTTTAGGATCTACACTACATGCATGACAAATAGTTTCATCGTTATATGCGGAAAGAAGTGAGCCACATGATTTGCAATGCCTTTTTTTATTCATCATCTTAGCTCTACGTTTTTGTGCATACTTTTCAGCTATCTTTTCTTTAGTAGCTTCTTCTCTGCACTCAGTAGAGCAGTAGATCTTATAAGAAATATTTGTTTCGAAAGTGGCATCACACCATTGACAGTTTTTCATCTAAAGGCTCCATAGACTTAATCTCTACGTCTCCCTTTCCAGCCTGATCGCAAACAGCCTTTAGTGGACATGTCTTGCAGATCTTTGAATTAGATCGGTAGTTCTTGGTGGGAAGTTTTTTGTCTTCCCAAGCCTTACGAACTGTACGCATCCACTCAAATGTCTGGTCTACCCAACCAATATAATAATCACTAATATTGACAGGTATCGCCAATAGTTCATGATTGTTTTTGTTTTCATAAATAATAACTGCCCTGGCTTTTTTCAGAATCTTCATATAAATAAGAACCTGAATCAAGTGACCAAGCTTTGCTTTGCGGTTTGCTTTTCTATACTCAAAGCCCTCCTGCATAGCAGTTTTAATCTCAACTAGAAGCTCTTCTCCCTTCCAGTCGATTAGCACATCTCCAAACCCAAAGATAGGTGGGTCATTATATGTAATCTTAAATTCTGAATCAATGACAATGCCAGCATCCTTCATTGCTTCCTGAATACGCTCATGAGACTTAGTTCCATTAGTCATATTCGCACCAGCAAATGGGTCTGCATGATCTTCAAAAGTGCCACCCTCGAAAGCTAGATACCAATATCTAGGACATTCTCCATGCCCGTAGGCAATAGTAGAAGGTGCAAAGGTTTTCTTCTGTTGATGCTTTGGGCCACGCTTAGCGATATAGCCAGAATTAATCTTTTCAACAAGCTCATTCATTTCTTCTTGAACAGTATTAATCTTGGCTGAATCGCCCATCATGTCTTGTAATAAATTTTTAACCATAATATTATCGAGCAATATACTTGAGAGCTGCAACCAATTCATTAATTGATGCTGCTGCCGTAAAGTATATATTCTTTTTTGCCCTATCTCCCTTATCTACGTTTGCCATCCACGTTGCTTTAAAAGACATCTTAGCTGCAATTGCTTGCAATCTAACCACCTCAACGGTAGCAACATTCAAAGGAA